TAAAAAATAGGTTGGTTTAACTTCATTTAATATTCTAACATATTCCCAAAATAAACCACTCTTACCATCAAAACCAGTATTATCTCCAGATCTACTAAAAGACTGACAAGGTGAACCTCCAATTAATAAATCTATTTTTGGTAATCTTGATGTATCTAAACCAACTACACTTCCTAACTGAACTGTGTTTGGGAAATGGTGCTGTGCTACACTAATTGCGTGTTTATCAATTTCTGACGCAAAATAGTTTTCTACTTCAACACCAGCTCTTTGTAATGCCAGTTGGCCACAGGAAACCCCATCAAATAGACTCAATACATTCATATTCCATATTTTTAAAGATATGTTCTATAACACCTACAGTCCACCCATTTCCTAACATTTTATACCTTTGGGTGTTTGAAGCAGTGGATGAATAATTATCTGGAACATTTTGTAATCTTTCATATTCTACTGGTGTTAACATTCTAATATTACCATTATCCATAACACCACTCATTTGTTGATTACCAAATCCTTTGTAGTCTCTTGCAAGTAATGTTGCTGACTTATCACCACCAGGTTTATGTTCCTTTTTTTGTTTTGAAACAATTATGTGTTGTCCACTTAAAAGTATGTTAGACATTGTTATGTTTGAATCTTTAGGTTGTTCTATGTTTGGTATGTTGGTCCAGTAAAGTCTTTTCCTATTTTGTGCTGATACAAGATTACTATTTATAAGAATCGGTTTTACACCCATATGTTCTGTTATAACATCCTCATATTCTTTTTTCATTACAACATTTTCAAGTAAAAAGTACTTTGGTTTACATTCTTCCATTAACCTTACAAACTCAAAAAACAATTTACTTCGTTCATCATCAAAATTTAATTGTTTACCGGCAAATGAAAATCCCTGACACGGACTACCACCAATAAGTAAATCTATTTGTGGTAGGTCAGAACCCTTTACTTGTGTTACATCACCAATCTGGATTGTTTCCGGATAATTATGTTGGGTTACTTGTATTGCAAACTTATCTATTTCAGATGAAAAATATTTATCATACTTAATACCAGCTTTGTTAAGTGCAATTTGTCCACAGGACATCCCATCGAAAAGACTTAGTACATTCATCATAGATAGTCAAATAATTCAGATGATTCATTACGAAGTCTACGAAGAGCTTTCTCTTTTATCTGTCTTACCCTTTCTTTTGTAAGGTTAAAGTCAGAACCAATATCTTCTAATGTTCTTGGTGTGCCCGTAAGACCAAAGTAGTCTCCGATGATAGATTTTTCACGGTCATCTAATACGTTAAGTAACGATAATAACTTGTCCTTTAGAATGTCTTTGGTGTTAAATCCAGCGTCTGGTGCAACAGCATCGTGGTTTTCAATTAAGTCAATAAGAGTATCACCGTCTTCGTTGATATTCATATCAAGATTTATAATAGATGGTAACCCGGCAAATTTATCATCAAGTTTTTTACCTGTCTGCTCAACTTCTTTTTTTGCTTTATGTAAATCCTGGACAACATTAACTGGTAGTCTAATTGTTCTTGCATTATCATTTAATGATTGGATAATTGATTGTTTAACCCACCACACAGCATAAGAAATAAATCTCAAATCTTTGTTCCAATCAAAGTTTTTAATTGCTTTCATAAGACCTAAGTTTCCTTCAGCAATAAGGTCTGGTAAATCAAGACCTTGGTTTTGGTATTGTTTAGCAACAGTAATTACAAATCGTAAATTACCTTCTAATAGTTCTTCTTCTATTTTTCTTCTTTCTCTATCAGAAATTTCATCTGATTTCATTTTTAATGCCAATTGTTTTTCACGATCAGGTGTCATAACCTTAATCTTTCTGATATCTTTAAGATAGTGATAAATTTCGTCTTGGTTAATAGGTGCTCCTTGGTTTTTTTCCTTCATATTATATTTGTTTTGAGTATTCATCTAATTTGTCTTTTTCAGCTCTTGTGAGTGATTCCATACCCTGACTTGAAATCTTATCTAAAATTTCGTCAAGAGTCAAATCACATATTTGATTTTTTACAAATTCTTCAACACGAGCGTTGTGTTCTTCCATAAATTTCTTGATATCGAAAGCTGGGGTTTTATCTATAAATATTTCTTTAACGCGATTTTGTGTTTTTGGTTTCCTTCCTTTCTTATTTAATTTCTTCAGATGTTCCAAATGTTCTGGAGGCATATTCGATGTGATTGTCTTTGAGGTCTGGACAAGTACGTACATAAAATCTGGTGATTCATCATATATTAAATCAATATAGATTGTAAGTTCTGGTTGGCACATATCAGAATCAAAATGGAATATGGTGTGATTGTCTCCATAAACAAAAGTAATATCATCGGCTTTTGAAATTGTTGATAGTTCTTCTGCTATTTTAAGGTTGGTTTCTTTTTTATCCCACGTTTCATTACAGGGATAGACGAATAGTAAGTATTTCATAGATTTTTAATTTGGTTTGACAAAGATAGTAAAATTTTGTTTTCTAAACTAATTTTTTTAAAAATTATAATCAAAAGTTAAACCATCGGCACAAATAATATTTTTATTCAAAATTTCTAATATTTCTTCAGTTGGGTTTGGTCCTGCAAGTCTTTTTTTACATTCTTCAACATTGTCTTCCATTAAGTCAACACCATATGTTGTGGATAACGCCTGTTCTAAACTACATCCACTTCTTTCCATTTTTCTAATAACTATTTCACCTAAAAATTCACCATCACCACAACTGTTATCTATAAAGGTTTTTGTTGGGTCCGTGAACAATTCAGGATTTTCCTGTTCTAACTTATCTAACATTTCGATTACCAAATGCTGTGGTGTAAAAACCTCAGCAGTTTTTTTTATTCTGAGTTTATCTCTATCAATTCCTGACATGTAAACTCTATTTCTTATGTGGTTTTTATAATCATTCAGCATTTTTATAGTTAGGTTCTATTACATTGTTATTTTCATCTAAAAAATCTTTCCAGAAGTCTTTTCTAAATGTCGATATGGTTTTCCATTGAAATCTATGATTAATAAACCTAACACTATCCATTAATTTAGTAAAAATATCGCTCTCCATAACCTTTTTAATTAATGGTAAATTTTGAGGTTCGTCAATTATTGCAAAAGAATATTCCATTAATCCGTAATGACCTTCTAAATCTAAAATAGGGTACGTACCTAATCCGTTTGACCAAATAACTTTTGGTTGCCCTATGTGCCCATTATTAACTTTAGAATACCAAAAATTAATACCATCTTTTTGTGTTATGGTATACACGCAAGGATAAACATAGTCTTCGGTTTGTTCTTTTGACATATGTTGTTTTCTATGCGCATATGTTGATTCTGAATTTAATAAATTAATTTTCTCACCGATACCAGTATATATTAGTGGATTTATTAAATCGTATGAGTGGTTAGGTATTACTTCCATATTATCTAAACAATATTCAACGTCAACATTATTTGTTGTATTTATTTTAGTCAAACCACACTTATTGTTACAATTTTCAACAACATACCAATCAAAATTAGTACCGACACCAAAAACTTCTTTCCCTTTATTAAAGTCATTAACATTCAAATATTTAATATTTTTAGACTTTAATAAATCTTTTATATGTGAAAAATTACCTTTAACGTCTCTCCAACCACTTGGGTGTATTAAACTTACGTAACCGTCTTCTTTACATATATCAAATGATTTTTGGACAAATTTAGGCCATATTGCTTTAGCATTAGAGGCACCAGTAACTTCCTGATAAGGTGGGTTTCCTAATACAACATCAAATTCCATATTAAATTTTTCTGTTAAACTGTCTTTATGAAAGACATTTTTATACCCTCTACGTTTTAAATAATTAATATATTTAACACGAATATCATAACCGAAAACACGGGATTTTGCGTCTTCCTCCGTATAATTATAAATATAAACAAGACGATTAACTATTTCAATTAAAAACGTTCCTTTACCCATCGATAAATCACAAAAAGTTGATTTAGGGTCTTCCCAAATTTCAGTAGGTATTTGATCTAAAATTTCATTAACCAGTCCATTTGGTGTGAAAACCTCTCCTTTACCTGGATTTTGTTTCCACTTATTAAAAGTATCTAATTTAGAGATTTCAGTTTTTTTAATTATAGTTAAGCTCATTTTCGTTTTTATTATAATTTGTAATAATAGTATTTAATAATTTGTGAGAAACCGCACCACTTTTAATTATACTTTTTAAAGTTAGTGAATTAAAATCTAATTCAAAAATAACTTCATCGTCATAACCTTTTTCAATAATCATATCTAAACATTCTAATATGTCGTCAGATTCACAATTATTTATTTCTGAAACCTCAACAATGTTTTCAACAATATTTTCAAGATGTTTTTTTAATTTTTCTTTTAATAAAAAAACTTTATCTTTTTCTAATTTTTGTTTTTTTGATTCTTTTTTACCTATAGTTCTTTCAATCAGTGATGAATCAATACTTAAAAGTTTTTCTTCTTCAGGTCTTGTGTTGTTAATTTTAATACCGGTTAATAGTTTAACCAAATTTTCATCATTAATAATTCTTTCAGGGTTTGAGGAGGATTTTCCTAAACTTATTAGTGAACTAGAATTTAAAAGTTTTTTTGAATATTCGTCAATTTCTATTGGTTCTAATAACCCACTTTCTCCATTTGTGAAAATATTAATAGAGTTAAGTGTTCTTCTTATACCATCAGATAGTTCATCAACTTCGACTTTTTCTGATTCATAAATAATATATTCATCAATTGGTGATATTTCCTCTCTATTACAATCTAATGAAACTGATACTATATATCCATATTTTTTTACTTGTTCATCGAATGTTAGTCCCGGTGTTAAAACTCTTGAGACTTTTTGTGATACTGCAGAATAAGATCCTCTATCGAACATTAAAAAAACAGTATCAATTTCCGATACAGAAAAACTACGAGAAGCCATATTATTACTTAAAATAACTAATTTTTTACCTTCTAATTTAGCTCTTGCAACTTCTATTTTCACATATTCTTCCGCTTCTTTATTACTAGTTTCATCACTATTAACTATAACAACAGTATATTGAGGACCTAGTGATTCTCTAATTACATTTGCCAACAATCTTTGTTGTTGTCTATTTGGTGTACTGGCAAAAATCATAGAAACATCTTTTGGTGAATGTTGATTAGTATTCAAATCATAAAGAAATGTTTGATTACCGCCATATGTACCAAATAAACCCTTTATTAAATTAGAAATAATACCTTTAGATAATTTTACGTCTGAAAGTAATTTATTCCAATCAGTTTTATAACTGTCAGGTATTTGATTGAATCTTTCGACGATATTATCTAAACGAAGTCTTAAAAAGACCGGTTCAACAACATCTTTTACAGATATCATCGATTCTTTTAATGTGTGTTCTTTAGCTAGTTTTTTTAAAATTTCTTCAATCATATTATTTATTTCATAAATTTTTGAATCGGGTGTTCTCCTTTCTTAGTCATTAACATATCATTTATTGACCAAGAAATAATGTTGTCATCTAAGTTTTCTAATTTATTGACAAGTTTTTCAATACCAGTACCTGTCATATATAAATTTAATTTTGCACCTATAAAGTTAATCTTTTTTTGACAATTATCAGTGTGTGTACCAAAATCTGCCTCATCTATTAATGTAATTTTTTCATTAGAAGGAATTTCTTTTAAAAAAGATAGTTTTTTTTCAAAATCTTCGGTATGTAAAGATGCTTTAACAATTATCAATTTTTTTCCATAATTTTCTTCTACCAATTCATGTAAATCTTCATCAGATAAATCAATTAAAATCATTTCTTCACTATATCCTTTGAATTTATAAAAGTCATTTTCAAATGATGTTAGTGATGTTAGGTAATATGAAGGTAATACACAAATTTTATAGTTAAAATCATCATATAAATCTTTTAACAAATCTATTGACCATATTGTTTTACCGAATCTTGGAGCAAAGTTTAAAATAAAATTAATTAAATTTTTTGTGTTATTTTTTAGTTTTTCTAAAAAAAGTAACTTTGTGTATGTTTGAAAAACTCTAGGTTTATATTCTTTTCTGTTGTCTTCATTTTGTTCTGACAATATTTTATTTATTGTCAGTATTGCGTGATCATCATTTTCAAAAACTTTATACCATTCATTCTTTTTTTTATATCTAGTCTTTGAATAACCCTTTAATCTAAGTAAATTGTGAATTTGTTCGTCGCTCAAAGTACTTTCTATTTCGAAAATAATCTCTAAATCTTCTGGATTTGATGCGTTGTCTTGTTCTTTAACTCTTAGTTCTACTTCTCTTTTTGTTTCACCAAACTTGTACCAACCTTTTTCTCGATAAGTATTTGTGGTATAAATATATAATTTCCTTTTCATAAAGACAAAGATAGTAATAAAAAACAAATAAATAAAAAAATTACTGAAAAACTTTTGAAATATTATTTTCTTTAATAATTTTTATGTTGTTTTCCTGCCAGGAATTCACTGTTGTCGAATGACTTATTATAAAAATTTTATCAAAATAATCCTTAATTTTAGTAAAAAATTCATAAATCATATCTAAGTTATCATTACTAATTTTACCAAATACCTCATCAAACACAATTATTCCTGGAGATGGTAGACTACATATTTTACTCAATACAGATCTTAAAGCAAGTGATGCTACTGACCTTTCAAATCCAGACCCAGAGTTCATCAATTTTTCAATACCGGTGTTGTTGTCTATTTGTACAAAATCAACTTCATTTTTATCATTAATTCTAATATCCAATCTAAAATAACAGGAATCCTCCATCAATCTTTGTAATTCAGAATTAATTAATGGCATCATAGTCTTCATAATGATTTTACTAACACCGTTCTTACCGTAACTTTCAAGATACATCTTATAAATCTTATCCTTACTTTCTTCTTCTTTAAATTTTACAATCAAGTTCTTGTTATTGGTAATCTTTTCCTGGTTTGATTTAATGTTATACTCATTTGAACTAATCTGGTTATTCTTTTCTTTTAAAAGTCTGTCATAACTTTCAAGTTTTAAATCTGCTTTGATTAGCATTGAATCAATCTGGTCATTGGTCTTAATTTTATCCTGAACATCACCCCACCTTTTTAATTTATCTTCCAGACCAGAAATTTTTAAATCACAACTTTCAATACTCAACTCATATTTTTCTTTTATAAGTTTGTTCTTCTCATATTCATCAAATTGTCTTTTCGTTTCAACAAATTCTTTTTCTTTGTTAGATAAACCCGTCATTAACTTTTCAATAACCTTTTTTTGTTGTGTAAATCCATCAAGTTCAGATATTTTTTGTTGTGTAATTGCGGCATTCATAAGTTCAATACCACAGTGTTCACATTTAATACCACCATCAACTTCTGACTTTAATTTTTCTATTTCAGAAATTTTAGTTTCAAGTTCAATTTTTGATTGAAATTTATTTTTGTAATCTTCTTTTACTTTATCGTGTTTGTCTTCTTCATAGAATTGTTTTGGTTCAACAACCTTTAATGTCGAAAGTAGGTCAACGTAAGATTGTTTTTCTTTATTTAAAGTTTCGATTTGTTCTTTTGTCTTTTCTGGATTAAGTAAAGCAATCTCTTTATCAATGTCAGAATGTTTCTTTTTCAACATTGAATCTCGATAATCTTTTCCTTTTGCAATACCGTCTTCAATTTCTTTTACTTCATCTTTAAAAGTTTCAATTTGTCCTTCTAATTCGGTAATTTTATTTTCAAATGATTCAATATCTTGTTTTAACTCTTCAGAATTATAGATATTTGATAATTTTGATTTACTAAATGATGAATAAATTTCTTTTGCGACTTCTTCTTTCTTTTTCAAAAACTCTAAACCCATAAATCTTGAAAGGACTTGTCCTCTGGCTGTTGGTTTTGATTCCAATAGTTCTTCTAGGTTTGTTGCTGTTGTAAGAATCGTCATTAAGAAATCCTCTTTGGTCCCAATAGAGTTTTTAATGAATGCTTCAGTCTCCCTTCTTTGTTCACCAGTAAAATTTTGTAATGAACCATCGTGTAGTTTCTTAAAAAAGTCTAGTTCTGTTTTAACATTCCATTCACCTTTCTTTGATTTTTTCCTTTCAATGTTTCTTACAATAATGTAATCTTCACCATCTATTGTGATTTCACCTTTTACAACTACCGAGTCTTTATCGGTAAATCGGTTAAACACTTCTTCAGCTTTTGATGTCTTTGTTGTTTCATTAAAAAATAAAAACATAAGTAAATCCACCGTAAGTACTGTCTTTCCTCCAAAGTTTGGTGGATCTGACTCAACAACAACAATACCGTTTAACTTATCAAAGTTTAATCTTTGGTTTTCACCATATGATAAAAAGTTGGAGAACTCGATGTTTCTAATATACCACTTTTTGAATTGCGTTGTTTCAGAATCGTCTTCTTTCATTTTATTCTCAACTGTTTTATTCAGTTCAAGAATACTTGTAAGATGTTCTCCATACCCTTTGGATTCCAAGAATTTTTTAAGTAAGTCAAGTTGATAGTTAACGTCTGTAATATTCATCGACACGTCAACTGTTTGCATAGTTTCAGTATCAACATTTTTTACTTTTGTAACAACATTAACGTTTGTAGTGTTATACTTCTTTTGGAAGTAATGTTTAACACTCTTCATCTTGTCTTGTGTGAAATTTTCTTGTAGGTCTTCCCACACCACCTGGATAGATGGGTTTTCAAACTTTGAGAAATCCAAGTCTTTTATCATAATATTGTAATTGTATAATTTTGGTGGATTAAATAAATCCATTTTTTATTTTTCTAATTCTGAAATTTGGTCTTCAACTTGCGGTTCTTCTCTATCTTCAATAGAGAACCCAGTACTATCAAATTCTGGTTCAAACATTTGTCCGTTTTCCTCTTTGAACTCAACAATAGAATTTAATTCTACGTCGTTAACAACGCTAAATGGAACTTCTTGTTCTCCGACTGAAACATTAATACTTTCAGCTTCTTGTTGTTCGGCCATTTGTTTCATTAATTTGTTAAGTGCGTTTTGCATTGCATATTTTTCTTGTGCAATTCTTTTGTTTCTTTGTGCAACCTTTGCTCGGTGCTCTTTAGCTTTCTTTCCCATTTTTATTTATATTAATCGTTTAAAATTTACTCTTCATCATCCTGTGGAATAATATATGTTGTCTCAACTTTTTGATTTGATAATCTATTTTCTTCAAACCATTCAACTATTGCATTAATTGCCCATACTGAACCGGCGGATAACATACCATCAAAGAATACTGAAAAATATTCGTTAAGTCCAATTAAATTGTGAATCGGTGAAAACATTGTTAATGATAAAAAGAACCCAACCCAGGTTGAGGTACATAACATACATTTTATTAGTTCCGAAATGAATTTAAACACTGGTCTTATTAAAATAGAGCTATCGTCACTCCCTGCAATATGGATTGCATTTCTTAATCCATTAAATATGGATCCATAAACTAATATGGTAGTCATACCATATGCCACTAACATAAAAATTACTAATTGTATCATATTCTATCATTTAAATTTGACCCCCTCATAAAAATTGCTTTTAATGGATTTTTTGTATTTTGGAGGTCCTGGTTTATTTTTTCTAAATTTTTTATTTTTTCATTTTTATCTGAAATTTCTTTTCTTAACTTCTGGAGTGTTTCCTGAAGCATTTTTTGGTTTGTGTCGTCTAACTTTTCGTCTAAATTACGTCTAAGTTCATCTAATTCTTCATCCTTTTTAGACATTTCTTTTTGGAAAGAATTTTCCATTTCTTCGGTCTTAGTGGAAAAAATTTTCCGTTCTGACTCCAAATCACTGTTTAACTGGAAAATTTTTTCTTCAAGTTCTTCATTATTGGTTATTGTTACAATTTTTTCAACTTCTTTTATTACTTCTTTTTCAACGATAACTTCCTTAATTACTTCTACCTCCTTGATAACCTCAACCGGTACTTCCACCCGTATTTCACGGATTACCTCAATTTCTACCTGTTTTTCACCAACAATACCCGTTTTTAAGTCTTTTTCATCCCCATTAAGTGTTTTTTCCAATAATCCGTACTTCTCTATATTATATCCAGATTCAAAACATTTTTTAATAAAACCATCAACATCTTCAATTTTGTTTGCATTACAATAAGATGTTATAGAATCTAAAAGTTTATTATTAAAAATTTTTGAGTACTTCGGTTCCATTTTCAATATCTTCAAAAGATTTTATTGAGAACTTCAAAAACGGTTTTGGGTTTTCAAGGTCTGTATATGTATATTCTTTAGTTCCGAAATCATAAGTTCCGAAACCGTGGTTTCTGATACTCTCTCCAATGTTCTGTTGAATTGGTGATCCAATCATATATCCTTTACCGGTTTTAAATTTGAACTCTTGTCTTTTGTGAATATCACCACATAATACAATATCAAGTCCGTTGAATTTTTCTACGTCATAGGCTTCTTCACCAAAGTCAAACCCAAGATCTGTTTTCATTCCTTGGATTGGTCCGTGAAATAATCCAACTTTAATGCCTGTTGCGACGTTTAAATCTGGTGGGATATTTCCTTGGTATTGCGAATAAACACACCAACTAACATTATCGTCCTCATAAACACCACGGTCTTTATAATAAACAATGTTTTTGTTATTTAATGAATCGATAATCGGAGATAAAGCGTCTAACCTATCTGTATTATTCACAAGAAAGTCGTGATTACCAGGAATGATAATTGTTTTTGCAATATAAGAACATTCTTTTAAAATCCAACTTACCATCTCAATAAGTTCTGGTGTCATTTGATTTTTTGAATGGACTAAATCTCCAGTGAATACGATTCTATCTGGTTTAATTTCTTTCCATTGATTAATTGCATCTTCCATAATTGACCTATAAAGGTCGTGGTCTTTAAATAATCTGATGTGTAAATCAGAAAAGTGTACTAGTTTTTTTATCATTACATTACAATTTTTGGTGGTGCACCTAAATCATCATATCCATCATCTTTAAATGGATTTGATGGTACTGGTACTGGTTCAAATCTATGTGGAACTATTGTTGATGGATTTGGAAAGAGGGAGTCATTATCTTTAACTTTTTTCATCTTATCTTTAACAGTATCAATAAAAACTGCTAGTTCATCATAAGATAGATTATTCTTACTATGTAAATAACCTTCAAGCCAGAAATAAAATTCTTTATGTGTCATAACTAATCCTCCTCTATACTAAAATCATATTCATCTTCATTTTGGATTTTGTCCCACTCCAATTCTTGATCTCCTCTGAAATCAACTTTTTCATAAAACTTTTCTTCATCTTCTTCAAAAAGTTTTGCTTCTTCATCTGTCAATTCTGTTGAGTATTTACAAATTGTTGTATACGACTCAAACCATACTAATTTTTTTCCCATTTTATTATATTTTTTGTTTATACTAATTTAAATTCCACAGAACAATCTTTTTATTTCAAATAAGAGTAAACATTTATCATTATATTGTCCATCACCTTCAAAACAATCTTCATTTATTAAGTAGATAGGTTTTAAACTGAACGGTTGTAGCATTAAATTAATAGGTCTCCAACCTCCATTTTCAATATCTACATTGTAATGCCATCTGGTAAATGATGTTGTAAGTAGATATTTGCTACCACTTCTTATTATGTTTTGTAATGCTTTATTTACATTTTGATAATTAAAATGTCCTAATAAATCTCTAACAAAAATTAAATCAACTTTTGGTAATTCACTTTCGGTTAAATCTAAGACTCTAAAATCCATATTAGGAAAAGTGATATTATTTGACTCAATCATTTTATCGACAATATCAGCCCCAATGTAATTAACATTATCCATATCAACGTGTTGCATCCAGTTAAAATCACCACATGGGATATCTAAAACACTTTCTATTTTAAATTTCTTGAACAGTTCTGGTAATTCTCTCCTTATAACTTCGGTACTTTTTAATTCTGACCCAAGACCGGATCTGCTTTCTTCACTAGTCCATAAATTACTTTCGTATATGTTTGTAAAAACTTCTTTTAATTCTACCATTTTTATTTATACTAATTCACGATTATAAAGATTTACTAAAATAATTCTTGCGAATCTAAAATCTTTTGCTTTATTTAATTTTAACCCATAAGCAAGTGCCACAGTTTTAAGATGTGGATAAGCCTCACTTATAGTCATTTTTCCTATTTCCATTTTAATCAATAAAAAGTTCAAAGTCCTTATTTACGTGTCCGCAATCATTACACATATAAGTTGGGAACGGTACAATTGTATCTTCAGAACTACCAGTCAAAAGTTTTGGTACTTTTTTAATCATCGTAACTTCTTTAAAGAATTTTGATTCACACTTTTCACATTTAACAGTTTCCTGTTGTTTTAAATCAATTCTTGGTTTAATAATGTCTTCCATTTTATATTATTTTTTAAGTTTATTCAACATTGGTTTTATATTCATATCAAGTATAGTATTTATTGTGGATTTATCAACTCTGTATTCCACATATTCACGGTCATCTGTTAGTCTTACAATAATACAACCCAACAATTTTATGTTTTCATATTTTGACCCCTCAAGCATTTTAAGAATTAATTTACCATATAAAGGTAATTGTGTCTTGTAATGACCTAAAGCGTTGTTTGGTAGGTATTCAAATGGTGGTTTCATTGGTTTAATATACTTTTGTATTATAAAGTTTTTCTCTTTGTTGCTTTTCCAGTCTGTTATTAATAATCCAATTTCACCACTTGTTCCGATAACTAACCACACCTTATCTGGTTGTCCGGTATATCCAAGTTCTGGATGTCCCAAAACAATTTCAGTATCAATTAAAACACAACCTCTTTTTTTTAATAATTCAACGTAGTTTTTACCAGCAACAATCATTGCATCACTCGTTGTTATTTGTTCGGCATCACACTCAAAGATTGGTTGTCTAACCTGTTTTATTACGTTAAATTCTTTTAGTGTATGTTCCTCCAAAAAGTAATGAACTCTGGACCCCATATTTGTTGATCTTGTCCCTTTTTCGGCCCATTCGGCAAGTAACTTTTCTGTTTCATCTGGGTCTCCTCCAGACATTTCAAATGCTTTTTTTTCTGATGGAAATTCATCATAAAAAAGTTTCATTACCTTTGATACAGAAGGAAATTTGGAATGTAAATTACCGTCCAAATCAAGCATTGTGTATTTGTGTGTATCTTCTTCAAAAGTTAATTGGAACTCTTTTTGTCTTTTAGATAAGATATCTCTTATTTCTTGTGCTACTTTATATAAATCCATTAGTCTCTTATTTCAATATAATATTCATTTATTTGTCCCTTTAAATCGCAGACATCTCTATCGTCTGGTAATCTTACAATTTTAACCCTACCCCACAATTCACCACCATTTAATTCGTGATACAATCTAACAGCATTATTCCAAGCATCACCATCCAAACAAATTATAACATCACCTTTTGCGTTATTGTAGATTGTTTCAAAAAGAAGTTCTGACATATGTTTTCCAAGCATCACAACTGGGTTATCTAAAAACATTCCATCAAAAGCACCTTCAACAAGGTAGATGTCTTTATTCCAATCAATTAGATTTTCCCAAAATATAATCTGTTCTTTTTCTGCTTCCGGATTTCTGTATTTTGCTCTACTGTTTGGGTCCCAGCTTCTACCAACATAATAGTTTAAATCACCTTTTGTGTTGTATGATGGTATAATAATTCTACCCATATGACTTCCTTTATCACAAAAACCAATTCCAAACCTTTCAATTATTTCATCGGTTATTCCACGATTTTTAAGATAGTTATAGGCTTGTTTTCTTACTGGATATATTGGGTGTGAATCTTTGAATAATGTAAAACTATCAGGAAGTACAACTTTTGGTTTTTTTACTTTTACAACTTTTTCAGTTTCATCTGGTCTTAAAATATTATAAAGTTTTTTTAACTTTCTATTGCCAAACTTATCAAAAAGTTTTCCTAAATTACCGTGGGTTCCTTCACTATCACCACAAGCCCAACATTTATAAACACCATCAAAGTAATTTACTTCAAGATTATGTTTATTTCTATCATCATCACAAACAGGACAATTAAAAGAAATTTGGCCACGATTAGGATAGTGTAATCCGTGGTCACCCAAAACTTCTTCCAATAATTCTACGATTGCTTCTTGTTCATCCATTCACTATAATATAAGTGAATTTTTTAACTTAATCAAATATTAATTTTTTTCCGTTTCTTTTTGATTCATATAAATCAGAAACATTGATATAGTGTTTTAGAAATCTTTTTTCTTCAATTGAATTTGCATCAATTTTAATATTTTCATCTTTGTGTTCACACTTTGAGACCTGGATTGTGGACCAAACCCATAAATTTTCATATAACCAGGTATTAACCATATAATCATAATCCCAATTATTTTTTTCACATTCTTTATGGATATGTCTTCCAATTTCCACAGTTCCAATTACGTGGTCACCAAGTTTTTCTCTTTTTTCAATAGATTTTTCGGTTCTAATTGCAAGACTAAGACCACCTTGTGTTCCAATACCCATATAGCCTAAACCACGGTATGAATCAAGTTTTAAATCAGCTTCTGGCGTATTTAAATTTATTGCGTTTTTTAAATCTATTAGTTTTCTGTAGAAATACCTTTGGTATTTTTCTTTATTTTCATTCCAATAGTGGTCTCTTCTGAACTCATTGAAATATTTTTTTACGTCTATACCCATACTGAAATTATATTATTCTACAAAGATAAGTAAAATATTTTAATTAGACAACTACACAAGATTTTTTGATTATCTATATTTATATCTATATGCCTATAGACATAACAATTAACGATATTTCTGGTCAAACACCATTTGATGTTTACGTATGTAACACCGGACAGACATATTGTGTGTATTCGGCAACAATAACATCTGGTGACTTACCTTATACTTTTGAAGTTCCGATTCCTTTTTTGAACTCTGAAGGTGTTAATTTAAGAATTATTGATGATAATGACTGCCAAATAAATGAAATACTAATAATATAATGGCTTGTACTGAAATAAATTTTTGTGTAGATTCTGGTGGTAACCTTTATGATGGTCAATATACCACAGATACTAACACATATAATGGTTTTACTTCTTATACTGGTGATAGTGTACCATTTTTTATTTACTATTCATTAACTCAAGACAGATGGTGTTTATCAACAAGTTTGGGTGGTTCTTGTTCACAGTTTGGTCCAGTTGGTATTGGTAGTGATTGTCCAGATTTTGATGAAAGTTTTTTTATAACTGGTGTTTGTATTACAACCACAACAACAACCTCACCTTGTGATGTTTTTAATTTTGAGGCAATTTTTGATTGTTTGGTCCCAACAACAACTACAACGACTACGTTAGCTCCAACAACAACTACAACAACTACACTTCCTTTTGATCCTTGTACTGGAGTGTCGGTAAATGCTTCAATAACTGCTTATACAACTACAACGACAACAATTCCAGTTACAACCACAACTACAACAGAAATAGAAAGACCTTGTAATTTTGATGGTATTGTGACATTTAATACATTTGATGAATATATGAGATGTGGTAATAGTAAGAAATTTAGGGATTGTTTAACGGGTATAGAGTATTTTTCAAATGATTTAGTGTTTAACGAATCTGGTGATACTTTAATTCAAAATTGGGTTTATAAATCAACAATAAATGGTGTTTCTACTTGTGTTACATTTGCAGGTCTAGTTGATAATATTAGTGGTTCCGATTTAGTTGTAATAAATGAAACTTTGGGTTCCGAATTACAAGGTGCTTGTTTAGAGTGTGTTCCGGACCAAACAACTACGACCACAACTACCGCGGCACCAACTACGACTACAACTACAACTGTTGGTTGCCAAATAATTCAATATATTGTACAAAATAATGGACTTCTTGTTCAAGAATTTAAATATTATGATTGTGATGGAAATACTATAAATTGTATTGTTTCGGGGTATGGAACGAGGAATATATGTTCAAGTACTCCACCAACTGTTTTACCTAATTCTAATGTATTGGTATATCCAGTTACACCACAAACTTTTTGTAATTCCGCAACAATTTGTTAAAAAAAAATATCGTCTAAAAAGACGATATTTAAAACTATCGATATTTTAAACGATGTTATCTTCTTCTTCTAAAATATCTTGATTCTGTCATTTGTTCTGAATCCACCCTATCTTGACCCCAATTTTGGTTTGGTCTTTGATTTGCAGCATCCATATCATTTCTTTCACTTCTAATTGCAAATTCTAATTCTTTTAAGTCAGACATAATTTCATCTGGTGTTCTTGCACCCAATGTACCACCTCTTTCTTCTAAAAAACTTCTTACAAAGTCCATAGCACTTCTTTGTTCCATTTTTTCATCTTCCATTTCAAAAATGGTTCTTTTAATTATTCTTGATAAATCTCTTTCTGTTAACCTAACTATTTTTTTCATAACTTTTTTTATTATAAATATATCAATATTTAAAAAAGTTACTTCCAAATTTCTTTTAATCGCATATATCCTAACACACAAGTGTACGCATCTGTCTGGTCAAAATTTTCTTTTTTAAGTGTATTGTTTTTTGTATAACCCCAAGTTATTTGTGGTTCACGTTTTGCAACCTTTTCCCAGATTAACATTTTTTTATCAATGTCTTTTGGTAGACCACCAAATAATACAAATTTACCTTTATCGTTTTCTTGTACTAGTTCTGGCCAAGCATATTTCCTTGAGTTGTATGTTGATACAAATTCTGGAATAATACCTAAAATATTATATATTTCTTTAAAAACAAAACTATTAAATCTTAATAAGGTTTGGATGGTATATACGTTATTTGAATTTAGTAGTGGTTCTTCGATTATTACTTTAACAATTCCCAAATTAACATATTGTTTTAATTTTTCAGCAAAAATTTCTGATTTTAAAATTAACTCTTTTAACTTATCATCATCACCTTTAACCATCTTTGGTCTTGGTGAAATGTGTGTTAACTCCAATAATTCTTGACTTTGGACTTCAAATAAAGCCCACCCAATTGTTTTGGTTGATATATCTAAACCAAGGACTTTTGGTGAATTTTTAATTTGTTTTCCCATAATAATCTTTTTATTAAGATTATAACTTAAAAGGTATAAAACTAAATAATTAGATGTCTATCTTAATCACGTACTGCTGAATACCCTGTCTTAACGTTGGTGATTGTAGTTTAGACATTACAAGAATATCCTTGTTATCGTCAAGTAATGCTATTTCAGTTACGTATGATTTTGTACCTTGAGTCCAAGATGGATTTGTTGATACTTGAAACTCACTAGAACTTAAATTTATCTTATATTTCATTTCATAAATTGTGGCCATTATGTCTGTTTCAAATGCACCATAGAAATAATACTCATCACCAAAATTTAATGATTGTCCAGTATATCCAACTGGTGTTAGATTAATGTAGTCATTTAAGTTATAGTATGGTGCTGAATCGTAGTTATCTGGAGAAATAATAAACGTTGTTCCAGTTAATGAACTTTGAGTAATAAAACCATCTATAAAACTATTTTGGATTTGTGTTGTAAAATCTATTTTTTTCCACATTGCAGGATTCGGTCTTTGTCCTGTTTGTACTTTTTGAACAAGAATTTCAAATTCATCACCAAAGAAACCGTTTGGTGTAATACAAGGTGAACAATTTGGTAAATAATTTGTAGTTGTAGTTGTTGTTATTGGAAATATTGTTGTAGTTGTTGTTGTGCATCCACTACAATCATCAACCAGATCAATGATTAAATCACCTTTTGATTGGATACCAGAACTTGAACAAACAACAGTTCCAGTATTTCCTGGTAATGTGAGTGGTGATGTTTTTGTTTCATCACAACAAGGTGTAAATATTACATTTGTACTTCCGGTAAGTTCTGTATTTGTAATTTGATATCTACCACAGAATTGATTAGTTGTTGTTGTCGTAGTAATAGGTTGTAAACTATATGGTTGTATTAAACAATTAAAGTCACCACCAAATCTTACCGCAACATTTTTTGAAACGTCTGGGCTACACTCGTTATTATTACCTTTAATCGATGAATAATAATTACAATGTAATGAATTTGTAAAACAGAAAGTGTTATTTATTCTATATGTCACAAATAAAGTTTGTGAATCACCAGTTAATATACCTTGTGATGATGTTGTTGTATCACAAGTATTTGGTGTTATCAAAGAAACTTGTGGTGCCGGTAATGTCCAGTTTCTATTTGACTTATACGACATTGCTGCAATAATTTCTTCATCATCAATAATAACTAACTTACTATCTGGAAATACCTTACCAATTCTATTTGGTAATCCATCCGAATTAGGGTTTGTGTCCCACAAATGATAATACCTAATACCAGGTTGATTCATTCCTTCATTTTTTGTGGACTGAATATAATACGGTGTAAATAATTCTTTACCTTCAAATCCTGGAGGATCTACCCAGAAAGTTTGACCATTACAACAATTTGGATTTTTATGCCACATTAACCAAGGAATATGTAACTTAAAGTTTCTTGCTTGTCCAGTTGTATCATCTGGATTGGTTGAGTCATATGGTTCTAATGCAAATTTTTCACCATAAAAGAAATCAATTGTTTGATTTGTATAATGAATTATTGCAATTGCTTTTTGTTCTTCTGGTTTTACTTGTACAATTTCACCAAAAGAATTATAATAAAAGGTATAACTTGTGTCTGTTTGTCCTAGACTAGAATTATAACCAAAATATTCTTTACTACCTATATAATCTATTGAACCGAATTGTGTGTAGTCTTTGAATTGGCTTGGTACCAACCCTGCTGGGTTTTCTGTCCAAGGAATGTTCATATTCCATACTTTAACATCAAATTGGTCTGTATCACAAATAGATTCAAAATCAATAACTTGTTCACTCCAATGTGGCATAGGTGTTATACTATCATATAATTGAGTCATACTAGATGGATATAAAATTGCTCTAGAATAACAATTTACAGGATAACAAGTATAATTTGGTACGTTTCTATCAACTGTGATTGTATCCAAACAAACATCAACAATTTTGTAAGTTAACATAATTGTACAACTTTGTACTGGCATAAAACATTGTGGTGGTGGAGGTAATGGACATTGTGGACTAGGTGTTGGTGTTAAACACGGAGTCTTTGACGGTGTAGGTGTTGGGGTTGGTGATAAACAAGGTATAAGTGTTGTAGTTGTTGTAGTCGATGTTGTTGTAGTTGTCCCAGTAGGTGTTGGTGTCGGTGTTGGTAAATTTATACATAGACAATTACAATCTGCTTGTCCGTCATAAAAAATTGTTATAATATCACCAATTTGTGGTTTTACCGTATTTGGAGTATTACATCCAGAATAAATAAGTGTAATTTGATTTGAGCCGTCTAATGTCGACATATCAACAACATAATTACCACTTAAAGCATATTGGTTACCAGTTAAAACTTCCCAATTTATTGTAGATGCCGTTGTAATTCCACCAAAAAATCCTCTCAGTGGTGCTCTATTAAAAACAGGGTCAATAACAGAATCCATAAATGGAATACCATAAGTGTTTCTTTGGTTAGTATCGGCATAATAAGGATATTTAACATACTGTCTATTTGATTGTGGAACACCAACAGTATTTTGACTGTTAAATCCAGGTTCTAACACAAAACTATTAGATTGGTTGTAGGTTTGGGGTAATTTATCATACGATACTTCACTATCTCCAACTTGGAAATAAGATATTTTGAAATTACCCTGTGATAATTTTTGTCTTCCTACGTCTGTAATTCTTGTGTTTACTAGACCTGATGTATTTTTAATTATGTATGCCATCTATTTTATAAATATTTATAACAATTAAATTTAAAATTTTAATTTGGTTTAATTGGGTTTACAACTTGTACATCACAACATTCACAATTATTAACCGTTGGTTTTCCAACAATATATAAATTAAACGTTCTATTTGCACTACGACATAAACCTACAGGTAAGTTATTTATAATATCAGTATACGAGCCTGTTATTGTTTGTCCACCACTTATTGTTAATTGTTTTGTATAAACTTTAATTTGTTGATTTTGTATTAGTATTGGTATTATACAATTGATATTTAATGCGGGTTGACTATTTGTTATTGTTGGTACGCCCATATCTCCTAAACCACCATTAAATGTAACCACATTATCTAATGTTGGAACTGGTGTAATATTTACTGGGTAGTAATTAAGTTGAGAATATTGTTCAATAGAAAAAGTAATAGTCTGATTTGGTGCAAGATTATTAGATGGTTGTATTTGGAATGTATTTAAATCATCATCTAACGTTAGTGTTAAAACAAAATTTTCTGGATTTGTTTGTGTTAGAGTAACTAAAGAAGGTGTTGATTGATTACCTAAACTATCTTTTACAATAACAATATAACTTCCAGCATTTAGGTTAGAAAAAGTTGATAATGTACTAAATGTTGTTCCGTTATTTATTGAATAATAATATGGTGGAGCACCTCCAAAACCTTGTATTGTTATACTTCCTTTTGTTTCACAAATTAAATCATTTTTTGTTATGTTTGCTGTTATTTCTTTGTAACTTAAACAAGAACCAGTAGTTACCGTAATATCTATAATACTAGGATCACCAAGTCCTTGCCAACCAATTAAAGGTGGTGGTGTTGGGTTGTTATTTATAATACTACCAAATACAGAACTTCCCGAAACAACCCACTGATTTGTCGTTCCAGTATTAAAATACATAAAGTATATATTATTATCTGATAACCAACTTTGGGTTCCATTTGTAATATTATATGGTTCAAATTGTATTTGTTCAAAAATCACAGATTGTAATTTTGAAGAACCTTTTTTTCTAATGGTCATACATAAATCACCATATACTGGAATTGGTTTTGTTGTTGTAGTGGTTGTTGTAGTTGGTGTTTCAGCCGTTAGAACACAAGTTGTGTTGGCTGTAAAATCACCATAAAAATCAATAACAGTTGCGTTATAATTTCCAGCGTTAAGATTGTAAATTAATGGTGTAATACTTCCAGTACTCCAAATTATCGTATACGGTGATGTTCCACCAGTTATTATTAATGTTGCAGCACCATCAAATGAATTATAAGTTGACGGATGTGTTACTAAACATTCAACTTCCATTGGAAATATTGTTAATACATCACATTCATTTCTTGGTTCTATTGTAATTGGTACAGAACAAGAACATACTTCTTCTTGGTTAATCTCAAACCCATAAGTTTCAACACAACTTTGTACTCCGATATATTTTACTTCGTAGCATTTTTCTGGTATTGGTAAAGGGTCTGTTATAGTAATTAATAATGAATTATTTACATATCCAGAGAAAACTGGATTTGCACTAGTAAATGTCGGTACTGTTCCGTCACAAGAAGATATTTCATAACAATCTGTATCACAAGGGTTTTTTTCAACACAACTTTCACAACCTAAATCTTTATATCTTATTTGGTTTTTAAAAATTGGGTAATAATTTGGTTGTAGACCAAATTTTATTGATTTTTTATCGTAAACATAAAAACATCCATCATATGTTTCACCACTAGATGATGATGGAACATAACTATCACAATACACAGAATCGTCAAGATTCAAATAATCATCATTTGCAAAAATTGTTATGTATTGGTTATCAATACAACAAGAACTTAAAAAATAAATTGAGTTTGGTCTTACAACTTCATCACGTTCAAAATTAATTGTGTTTCCAGTTATTGGAAATAAAGAACAAAAATTTACTATAGCACTTTCTTGTGGTTCAAAACTTTCAGAAACAGTATTTCCAGAACAATCAATAAACGTTAATGTTTCTGTTGTTGTTCCAGTATTAACAATACCAGTTACTCTACAAGTTGTAAAACAATTTAGAACTAATGGTGAGAATTGGATTTTAGCCATACTAATAAATAATTAGTTTTTTGTTTTTTCAATATAAGATTTCATAACATCAATATATTTTATTGTTGTACTATTAGAATCTATGTAATTGAAGTGATTTTCATTTTCACGTAGTTTTTCAATTGGGTCAACATTTATATAATCACCTTTATAAAATTTTGTGGATTTAAGAGTGTCGGTTACACCTGCCATATGAAGAATAGGCATTTTTTCATATTTTTCTATGTTGTCTGTTGCCCAAGAAAAATCAAGTTCATTTGTAATTTCAGTTTTGTAATCAAATAACCATAAATTCCAAAGTAATGACCACATTTCAGCTGTCCAAAATTGTATCTGACCAGGATTGATTGGAAATCTTCTTTGGTAGTCTAACATTTGATTATATAGTGGTGTACAGTCATCATAAACTTTTTTCCAAAACTCTGAATTTGTATTTTTTATAAGATATTGACCGCCACCAGAATTTTTTTGATTTTCTTTTATTACATCAACATCTATTCCTACAACGCTGGCCATTTCTTTTATTAGTTGTCCTTTTTCTGAATTTGGGTGTCTAGTTTCGTAGTTGTTACAACAATACATAATATAATCATAACCAATATATCCAATTGTGTCGGACAAATAACTTATATCATCTTTAACTAGATTTTTAAAGTCTGGTAGTGTTCTGAAAATAATATCAGCATCGTGTAAAAATATTTTTTTACCCAGTTTTGGGAACTCTTCTAGCCATTGTGAAACAAGATACGGTTTTATACTGGGTATGTAAGATTTTACATCTCTATTATCTTCATAAAAATGTATATTAACACCTAATTCCTTTAATTCTAAAGCACCTTTACTTGGTTCTTTAATTCCGTGAACAAGTGCTAATAAAACGTGTATCTGTTTTGGTTTGATACCTTTTTCTATAAAATTATGAACATATAGTTTAATTTGCCAATGAAAATACGGAACGTCTGGTTGTGCTGTTACAAAAACAATATCTTTCATATTGAAAATATATTGTTAAAATCTTTAAAGTGAATTAATTTACTTGGTTAATAGTAACAATAAGAGATGGGATTACCGGTACATTTCCAGTCGCTGGTTGATGCTTTAATAACAATTGGTTATCTACATTACTATTTATTTCCCATTTTAATTCAACATATTCATTTGGTGTTGTAGTACTAAAAAAGAAATTCCAAGCAGGAACAACATATACAGAATTTGAAGGAAACCCAATCTGACTAGCACTATTTGGTACATCAAGACCATTTTGGTAAAGCCATATGTGTGCGTGCGTAGCAGTATTACCACCAGTTTTTACCATTTGAGCGCTAAATGCTAAACTATAGACACCAGGATTTTGTATTACAAATCTTGTATTTGCACTTAAAGTAATTCCAGTATTCCAAGAATCTGATGTGTTTGCCGACATAGTTAATTCTGTACCTGCAAGACCTGTTTGATCACCAGTGTCATAAAAAGATGCGTAATTTTTATTTAAAGTACTTGTAATATCTCTTTGTTTAACAACTCCGGTTGACACGTCCCTCACTAAAACATTATTGTTTGTTGAATCGCTTGCTGGTGTATCCTGTAAGGCTAAATAATTTACGTGTAACGTACAAGCTGAAACGGATTTAACATCTTTACCAACGGTACTTGAATATTGATGTGTTACTGTGTTTCCAGATCCTCCTAAAATTGATGAGTAACTACATGACGCCGTGTTACAGTATCCACCACCAATAACAGAATAGGTACTAGAAGTTGTATTTTTTCTTCCACCACCAACAAATGAAACACTTCCACTTGCTGTGTTTTGATAACCACCACTTATTGTTGAGTGGTTATTATTTACTAAATTAAGTCTACCACCACTAATTGTTGCATAATTACAATTAACAGAATTTTGTAACCCACCAGATATAGTTGTGTAATTACAATTTGATGTATTTTCTTGACCTCCACCAATAAATGAGCGTTCGTGATTTACTATATTCAGATTACCACCAACAATAGTTGAATACATACCACTTATTGTGTTACGTCTACCACCACTTACGGTTGAACAATTAGCACTTATTGTATTACATCTACCACCACTTACGGTTGAGCTATTTCCAGTTGTGGTATTTGTTTGTCCACCACTTATTGTTGAATAATCTCCGCTTGATGTGTTACAAACCCCACCACTTATTGTTTGCCCATTCCTACAAGAAAATAAATTTGTATTACAAGCCCCACCACCAATAGTATTACCATATGAACTTAACGTTGTTGTGCCACTTACTATTGTATTAGCGTGTCCACCACCAATCACAGAACCAAAAACAACACAACCAGGTCCAGTTGTTGTTATTGAACCAATTGTATTTTTATAACCACCACTTACTGTTGATTTGTTTCCACTTGATGTGTTACAACCACCACCACTTACGGTTGAAAACCCTCCACTTGATGTGTTTTGATATCCACCACTTACGGTTGAGCAATATCCACTTGACGTGTTAAATTGTCCACCACTTACGGTTGAGTAACACCCACTTGATGTGTTACCACCACCACCACTTACGGTTGAGTAATAACCGCTTGCTGTGTTACAATATCCACCACTTACGGTTGCAAACCCACATTTTGTTACATTTTTAAATCCACCACCTATTGTTTGACCGTTATAATTTGATGAAACAGTAGTATTACAAGTTCCACCGGCAATTGTATTACCGTAACTATAATAGTTTCCACTGTATGATGATATTGTATTACAAGATCCTCCACCAATTGACGAACCAAAAATACTATAACATCCAGATGTTGTTATTGAAGCGACTGTATTATTACATCCACCACCAATAACAGAATAGGAACTACCAGTTTGATTGTTTTTACCACCAGTAATAACACTGTAAGGTTCTGCACCATAGTTAGTTTGACCACCACCAACAAAAGAATATAAATTAGATGCGGTATTTCCAGAACCACCTCCAACAAATGAATAATTACAACTTGCTGTGTTTTGTATCCCACCACTTACAACTGAATAGTTACCACTAGTATTAGAGCTAACACCTATTCTTTGTGTTGAGTTAGTTCCAGAACCAACTTCATATAGTTGTGTAGAACCAGTCGTAAATCCAGTTATTGTTACAGAACCATTCTGTCTATCAAGAACTAATGTTCCACCAGAATATGTTCCTCCGGTAACATAATAATCTGTAGAACCAGTAAATCCATCTAATATTGCATCAGATACTTGTTGTATTGTTGCTTTATATGATGAACCAGCCGGATTTTGTGATGTATCACCAGTTATTACAATATGTATTAAATCTTGTAATGTAACTCCTGTTGCTAATGTTCTGTCGGTAAGAAATGCCATCTATAGTTTTATTTATAAATACATTAAGTTTTATTATTGGAACTGATAAATTTGATAATCCATAAAGAAGAAGTCGTCACCATCTTGATATTGTTTTTCAACTGGTTCAGCTTCAATACAAATAAGTGTTATTAATTTTTCACAACCAGTAGAATCAATCAGTTTTAAACCTATGGCTGGTGCTGTATCAAATTGTGGTGGTAATGTTATTGTAATTGGTGTTGTTATTATTTGACCAATATAAACACATTGATTACCATAAACATCACAAGCGTAACCACTAAATGGTGGTACTAAACCAGTTATTGAATTTATAGTTAAATTTGTCATAATCAATCACAAGAAACACAAGATATATTATATTCTATTATTAGATTTGAAATGATTTTTGTATCATTTAATAAATTATATGTTTCCCTTCTACAATTTTTTTCGATTTCACTGCAATCATTTGTTATAGTGATTTTATTATTTGTATAATCTATTATCACTTCACCAATACCAACAAATGTTTCTAAAATGTTTTTTAATGCAAGTCCCCAATCTTGGTCGTTTGGAAAATCATTAAGTCCGGTTGAAATATAAAATATGTCTTGTTTTGTTTCTGAACCAACTGTAACCTGGACACTAAATTTAGCGTCATTTACAATACAGTTTGTGTCACCAGAAGTTAAATCATAGAACCCTTCATTAAACATTTGTTTGATTCCTCTTTTTCCAATTATCCCAGAATTTTGAAAATTACCTTCACAGATTTCAAAAGTTGTATACGTTCCTAAAATTTCAGTACCTTTTAATTTTGCAGTTCTTGTAAATGAGCATCCATTAAAATCAATTACGGTACAAGAATAAACCCCAGATGTTAGACCGGTGATAGTAAGACCAGTTTGTAATCCCACATTTCCCGTCCAATTAAATGTAAATGGTGGTGTTCCACTTGTAATTAGAACATCTATTTCACCATCATTTCCAAACACAGGATTAAAGGTTACAAAGTCAAAATAAACACTACTTGATGGTGCTATAAATATTGGTTTGTACTGAACACATCCAGTGCTATCTGTTACCGATAATGTATAGTTTCCAGATGGAAGACCATTAAAATTACCATTAAACTGAAAAGGTATATTTGTAGGTCCAGTTAAACTATAAACTATTGGAAATGTTGCACCACTTGAAACAGAGACACTGAATTTTCCATTTGAGAGTCCACAAGTTGTTCCAGTTGTTGATGCCGAAATTACAAATTTATCAACAGATGAAATACTTGTTGTCCCGGTGTAAACACAACCTAAATTGTTATCAATAAATAAAGTATATGAACCATTACCTAGTGAGGCGAATTGTTTGTAGACCCCACCAACTATGTTTGATATATATGTTCCATTTGCACCAGATAATGTGAATGTATAGTTTCCACTTCCAATACCATTATTAATATAAACATCTAAAATACCATTATTTGCATTACAATTTGAGTTTGTTGTTATTAAATCAACCGAAGCAAATGAATTTGGTGGTGAAAGTGTGTACTGACCAGTTACGGTACATAGTGCCGAATCTGTAACGGAGAATGAAAATTGACCAGAAGATAAACCAGTAAATGTATAGTTTGTGTCAAAAGTTACTGAAACATCATTGTTTGATCCACTATAATAATATGGTGCTGTTCCACCATCTATCACAACACTTAATTCACCATCTGGTTGTAAACAAGTTGGTTGTTGTGTTATAACACTTATAATTTGAATAGGTTGTACCTCATCTATTTGTATGTAATCAACATTTGTGCACCCTTCGGAATTTGTAATCTCAACTGGGTAAAGACCTTGTGTTAAACCCGTTACAGTAGTTCCAGTTTGTCCATTAACATTGGCTAACCAATTTATTGTATAAGCACTTGTTGGGCTTGTAAGGCCGGTAATGTATATTTTTCCATTATTAATTCCTGGTACACACCCAGCTGAATTTACCTTATAATACCCAAATGTAAAATTTGTAGAAGACCTAATCACACAAGATTCTGAAGTACCAGAACAACCACCATAATCAAACGCGTCAACGTAATAAGAATCTGGTGAAAGGTTGTTAAAAACAACATAGTTTTGTAATGTCGATGTGGTACCACTATCAATGTAATTATTTAAAATGTCGTATAAATATATTTCGGTTCCATTAACATATGTTTCAGTAGTTGCCGTTATAGAGCCGTTATTAAGATTACAAGTTGTTCCTTCACAAGTAAGTGAAACTGTTACACCAGATGAAATTGTAAAAGATAGGTATTGTATTGTTGGTGGTAAATCCGAGTCCTGAATTGTTAGATTATAATTCCCAACTGGTAAATTATTAACATAATAATATGGGTCTAAAGATGTAACCGCTGAGGTTGGTAATAAACCACTAATACTAGGGCCTTCATATACAATCCAATCAGGACTACCCCCAACTATTTCAAATTGTAGAACACCAGAAGAGGTATTACTACAATCGCCTGTTATTAATATTGATGGAAATGCTATAAAACTCATTGTTCTGAACAAAGTATAGTAAAGTTTATACCTAGCTCAAGTGTAAAGATATCTTCATCGTCGAAAGGTGTACAATTAACATTATAAATAGTAAGTGTTTCATTATCAATATTAATATCATACGTGTATCCATCGTTTTCAATTTCTGTTAGTATTGTTTCAACACCAGTAATCCATTCCGAATCAGTTGGGTAATTTTGGTATCCGTAAGTTTCACTAAATAAATCACTTGATAATGTTACGCCATTTAATTTTGATATTACATACCATTGAGTATATAGGGTATTAAGTTGGCACTGGTCTAAATTAGATAGTCCTTGACTTTCTAAGTAAGAGTTTAATGCGGTTGTTAGTAAAACACCAAATCTACCACCGATAGGGTTGTATGTCCAAGGATATAATCCACATCTAAGGAATTGTGTTGGGCAATCGTATGCAAATAACTGTGTCACTAATGAACAAGGCTTACAAGGAATTGGTACAATTTTACAACCAAATTGTCTTCTCCACACAAATTTTTGTCTGTGGAATATTGAATTTTCTAATCTAACCCCAGTGTTCCAAATTGTTGTTGCTGGAACCATTTGTTCTACTAGTCTAATCCAGTAATCACCAATACCATTAATGTAGTCCAACATTGTTTGATAATTAAAATTATCATTTTTAATTCCAGCTAATTGTTGTGACTCTAAATATTTCCAATATATTGACGATAGTGTTGGGTAACCACCAGTCTTACCATCTGTAATAAATTGTCTATTTCTAACGTTAATCATATTTCGCCAGAAAGTTTGTGCAAACTCAAAGAAAGTTTTTTCTTTTGGTTTTGGTACAATTTCAGTCCAATCTATACCGCCTCTTTTTGGATAAGGTGTGTTTGGATTTGGATTACAATAAGTTGGTTGTACGTAATTTAACCCTTCGTTTGGAATTGGGAAATTATATTGTCTTGACATACTCCAAACATCATATACTAAACCAAAACTTGGGTTCAGCATAACATCAACATTTTTAACATTCAAAACAAGGCAGTCATCTGAAGCATAATAATAAGCATTAAAATTACCATCAGAACTTTTTCTCAAATCACTTTCATTATCGTACCAACTTTTTTTGTTATCTATAACTCTTCTAAGTCTAAAACCTAAATCCATATATGGAAACTTCCGATATCTTTGTAGGTATTCTTCACCATAATTAAATGGTAATAGTTGAGTTTGATAACTAGGATTTGTACCAGTAAAAACAGATGTTGTTAAATCTATTTTTTCTGGCATTCTATGTTGTGGTGTTGATTCAAACCATCCACCACCTATTTGGAAATAATAATTTTCACTATCTACTGGTGTACTTGGACAACCAAAGCTATCTATTGGGTAATCTTCTCTAGTTAAAGAAATGTCGATTATTTTACTTGAAGTTGTAACCCCGGTATATTGTACACCCATAACAGAATAAACATCTGTTGGGTCCAAAACTGGTATTGATTCAACATATGTTCCTGTTGCAACAATACTAAATTTAGAATCAAATTCGTTTATATTAATTCTTTGGTCCGCAATATAAATGTACTCGTTGAAGTCAACTAGAAATTCTGGTGCTCCAACCAATCTTAAAAGTATTTCTATTGATTTTCTAGTTCCTTTTGATTTGAAAAGAAATGCCGAATTTAAAATTAAATTTCTAAAGTACTGATAGTTTATTTCATCTGGTGTCTTACCTACTGGTACACCACTAAAACCACTTTCACTTGTACTAAAAACAGAGTTTAAGAAATTATCTTCAGTGATTGGCGACATATTCATTTTCCAACCCAATGTTTCTGCTAAATTCTTAAGTAATTGTGATGGTATATCATTTTTAACATTATACCTAACTGAGTTCATTGTTGATAAAGCATCAATAAATGTTTTAGTTTCATCAAAACTTCTTCCGTAAATTTGTAGTACTTTTTCAACTTTTTTATCAACAGTATCAAATTCTTTTATGGATGCAGTTGTTAAAAACCTAGAAATTAAATTTGTTTTATATAAATCAAGACTTGTTGCAAAACTGTTAAGTTCGGACAAATAATTATCAAATGACCTAGTTTGTAAATCTAAATTCCAAGGACCGTTTTTTGGAAATCTTAATGCTTTATAACTGAACGTAAAAGTACCATCCTCATTTTCAATTGGTACTGAAAAATAAGATGTATAGATTGGTGTGTTATTTCTATTTAATAAGAAATTTTCTACCTCATCAAAATCTTCGTTAAAAACTTTATTAACATAAAAATCACTAGGTCTAACTATTATATTGTCGTAACTAACCGAATTACCAGAAAATGCGTTCCCTTCAACATAAATTGTTAAGACCTGGTCTCCATTTGTTACTGGCACAATTTCATTTATTGGATAATGTTTATCATCAACAATAACGACATATTTTGAATAGTTAGTTTTTAAATTTCTTAAAGTTGAAATGGACAACTCAGTTGCTTGAAAGTTTTTTTCAGCATTAACCGTAAAATCAATTCCAAATGGATTATTAATATTTTCTAATTCTAATTCAAGTTTTGTTTCGTTTTCAACAGAATTGTAAACAATGTTTATTGCTGTTGTTCCAGTTAAGTAATTTATTCTTGGGTTTGTAACTTCAAGAGCTGCTGGAAAAAAATTAATTATCTTTTTAATCGAAGCTGAAAATCTTAGAACCAAAGAACCATATAATGTAAAGTTTGTAACTTGAGATAAATCGTAATTTGGATATACCTGGAAATTATTTGCAATAATCATTTTTGATTCTTCGACATTAGATATATTCATAGTGTCGAGTGAAATTGGGTCTGAAAACGAACCAATCTCAAAATTCCTATCTTGTTTTTCTGTAATATTAGTTGTGAAGGCAAAATTTGCTTGGGTAAGTCCACCACCGTCAACTAATTGTAAACCAACTAGATTGTCAGAAAAGGATCCTTGACCGGATGCTTGTGGTGGGCATGTAAACTTATTTATTGCCATTATCCTGTTATGTTATTGAATGCTTTACTAAAGTCTATATTTGTTCCTCTATCTTGTCTAACTTCAAATAATAATTCATTAAATTGGTCACGAATTTCATATAGATTGTATTGTTTATAAATGTTATTTTGACTATCGTAAATTGTATAAACACCATCATCAATAGATTTGGTTTGATTACCATAAAGGGCAATTGCAAGTGTTGAGACATCGTGTTCAACAATTTCAATTTCAGTTGTTATTGGATTAAAAAATGTATTTGTTATTATTATATTTTGGTTTGGTTGACCAATAAATGGAATAGCGTTTGGTTTGTTTGTTGGTGACGATGATGGTGAAAGAGTACAAAAAAGTAAATTTGTAACACCCTCAACGTATCTATATCTTACAGCTTTTTGTGATGTATTTGTTAAGTTAACATAAACTGGTTCACAATAAAACGAAGATGTTATAAGTCTAAAAAAGTTAGGAATTTTTGTTCCATTATCGTTCAAATATTCAACTCTAAAACCAATTAAACCTTGATTAACAAATTTATTTCTAAATGTACTCGGTACGTTATTAATATCAATAACAATTCCTTGAACGTTTGGTAATGATGATAGTACACCACAATCTGTTATTTTTGTTCTGATTTCCGCCGGTCTTATATAGAGTGTATATATCCCTAATTTATTAAATTGGTCAGCTGGTAATTTAAGATTGTAAAGTCCACCCAAAATCTCTACATTAGCGTTTCCACCAGTATTAATATTATGAAAATATGGTTTTAGAACCGCCCTAGCATCTAATTTTGTAAGTAAAAAATTATCAGTGTCGTCTCTTGAAGGTGTGTAATTTAATATAATTTCAACATCTTCTGGACTAACATCTGCTGGTCTTATGGTTCCGTAATTTCCTGTTGCCACTTTTAATTATTTATAATGTTTATCTTTTAATAAATACGACCTTTTAGAATTTTTTGACTCTAAAAAATCCATAACCATACTTGGTTATATCTCCCAAGTTATCTATTTCACCAAGTCTCTGCATTGTTTCTAGTCCCGAAACCTTGCCACGTTCTATAAATAACTCCGATTCAATCGCTGGTTCATCAATAACATTGAGTAATGCCTCGTTTTTTGTTATTGCTGATAATGTGAATAAATCTACATCTATACCATAAGAAGAAATAAAATAAATTGTAGTACCATCGGACAAATCCCAATATAAAATATCGTCTATTGTATATGCGGTATAACTATTTGTTGGGTCTGGACCTAAATAAACACCCTGTGTTCCAGAGTTTCCAGTTATTGGTATATTAAGTTTAAACTTTCCACCAAATAAATTAAATTTTGGTCCATAAACAGCAAGATCGTTTACACTACTTTGTGTAAAACCAGTAATTAAAAAAGGAACTGTTGTATAATTACTACTATCATAATCGAGAATGTTTGTATTTGAGTCACCAGTAAATATGTAGTCATAACTAACTGGTGTTCCAGTCCAGGTACAACCTGCTGGTGTGAAATATGCCGTGCCTTGTGGATTATCGATTGTTAAACCAGTATATGGTAATTTAATTGGTTTTTCTACGTTAGATATACCCCAAGGTGATTCAGACTTCAATTTAATAACATAATCTTGTGGTGAATTAACATAAGTATGCGTTATTGGTGAACTACTTGTTAATGTTATTAAAGGTGAATTATCACCCCAATCTAATGTGTATTTACTTAGTGTTAAGAATTTTTTAAGTTCTTTTTCTGAAGTATTAAAAAAAGTTACAGTATAAGGTGAACTTGTATCTGCTGACCATAAAAAATTAATAATAACATCTTTTTGTAATACGGCACCATCAAAAGGTGTGTAATATCCAATATCTATTGCTGTTTGTGTGAAAAGAAGTGGTACTGTTAAACAAGTTAATAATGAATCACCGTTTGTTCCACCAGATAACAAGTAGTTCATTGGTAAATAATAACCAGTTGTTCCTGTTATATTGTTTACAGTTGTTGATGTTATAGGACAACAAGGGTCTATTGAAACCGTAATATCGGTTTCACCAGTGTATGGTACTTGTACAATATCACCTAATATGTTTTCTCTAGAAATTTTAAAATAATACTTTTGCTCTTCCATATTATGGGTTTAAATATTCATACCAGTTTATCGACGAAACATCTGTTCCAACTCTAAGTCCAGTTATTGTATCATAAACCTCATATGTTTTTGACGGGTAATTTAAACTAACTTTATAGTAAAAATAATTTGCTTTATTAAATGTATAATAATTACCTGACGCTGAAAATATTGATTGGGGTCGATTCATCATATTAACAAAAATTCCTCGTCTTGCATTAAAAAATTTAGCAGACATATAAAATTCATTTATGTTTATATAAAAATTCTCACGTAACCAATAAATGAAAAATCCTTCTTTATCCCCAACAAAATCTAATCCCATTTTTGGTTTTCTAATTTGTACGTTCTGTAAAAAAGTTGAAATTGTTACTGTTTCAAAATCACCTTGTTGTACTGGTAGTATTATAGAAAAATAGTTTTTTTGGTTAGATTCATTTGGTGTATCATAAAAATTTAATTTAAAAAATGACTTCGTAAAAGGTTTTGAAAAGTAATAAACGTCTTGTTTTGTAAAATCTTCATACAAATAACTGTTGTGCCAAGATGTTGAATTGTTTATTGTATCTCCGGTATCAAAGAAATAAAATTCGTAATTTATTTTTGTTAGTATGTCCACATTATTTGTTGCAACATACTGACTATGTGAAAATCTTGAAAGTTCAAAGTCGTTTGGCAATCCAATGAGTTCATCAAGCACCTCACCTTGGTAGGTATCAATGGCTTGGTCTCTTTCTGAAAAATCCCATTTCATTTCGATTGGTAAATCTATTTGTTTACCAATTGCTGATTTCACTATTTTATATTTATTCACACTCATCTTCGGTTGGTTCTTGTATTTGTGTTATATCTGGTTGACTTATACCTTCATAGAATAATCTAAAAATTGTTGTATTAAAAGGATAATGTTTTCCATTTGTGAATGGATAGTCAACACCTAATCCAGAAGAATCCACATAACCATAAGGATATATATCTCTCCATCTAAAACCATTTGAACTATTTGAATAAAATGCCCAATCTGGTATTCCGGTCACAACATTTGCATCACCTTCTTCAACGTATTCAGAAAAAACTCTAATTGTTACTGGATTGTGTGGGTAATAGTAATAACCAAGTTGGTTAGTTAATGAAAATAAATCATATTGTGTAAACCAATTTTGATTAAATGTAAATTTATGAACTTTACGTGAAACAATCCTTTCTTCTTGTGTAAAGTCATTCCACTCACAAAAATCACCATATAATAAATCATCTTTTTTTAAATCACTATTATAGTAAAAAGGTCCAGAACCTACATTAGATGTATATGAAATATTTGCAATATTAGTATTTGATAGACCATTATTTAAATCCCAATAAATGGATGGTGCATTATTCTGTAAAGGCATATTAAATTCATATCCTTCTCTTAATTTATTTGTCCAACCCCAATATCCTTTCCAAACACTTGTAAAGTATAGTTCGTTTATTGGTCTATTTTGATTATCTCGTATTTTACTAATATCAATGTCTCGATTAAATGATAGTGTATAACATTGTGAACCTTCAACTATTGATGTTCTTGGACAAGTTGGTGGTGTTAAAATTTGAAGTGGTGTTCCACCAGATAAAACTTTTTCAAATTGTGTTTTTAAATTAAAAATGTTTTCTTCAAATCCAGATTTTGTTAAAATTGCATCACCAACTTCAGTCAAAATCTTATTAACCTTAACATAATATTTCGACATTGTTTCGGCAGAATTTACTGGATCCAAAACTTTCTTTAAATTACCAGTATTTCCTGGGTCAAAATTTGTTGTTAAATAACCAATATCAAATATGTTAAAAATATATTCTTCACTACCAGAACCACCATCACCAACAGAATCAACTTCAAATAAGTCTGTTCCATTATAACTGAATGGTAGTTGGACATATTGTCTTGTACTTAATCCGTGTTTCATTGGACATCTAAACGTAATTAAATTATTAATTCTTGATGTGATTAAGTACGGTATACCGTCTTGGGCTTGGAAAGTCCAAGTTGCAATTGTTTGTGGGTCGTGAACATATAATGTTTTTGTGTAGTCATTTGAATATGGGTAAGTCATATAGTGTGTCCAATTATAGGTTGACGCACTTTTGTTTATAAAAATTTGATGGTTATTAACACCTGAAGTGTAACCAACTTGGTTATTATCGGTTCTTATAAAATCAAATTCAGAGTATTGTGGGAAACCGTACCACTCGACTGGTGTAAAACCGCAAGCAATTTTTTCAGTTGTTTGAGTAACATTTGTATATGCGAGGTAATCAACATATGGTTGGTAAGTAGTACTTCCAGAATATTTGTTTTTTATTATTAGATTATATTTTGTACTTGGTCTAAAAACATTAGACGATTCTCTTTCATTAACAAAAGTTTCTTCAAGGTTAACGTCTATATATCTCTCATATTCAACTTGTTCGTGTGATGTTTGTTCAAGAACAATTTTTTGTTGACCATCAAGTACTGGTGCACCCTGGTATCTTTTGTTACTTTGTACTATTACAGTTGGGTTATCTATTGGCATTATCCTTCGGTGTTGATGTAAATTTTTATGAATTTATCAATTGCCGTATTCCCATTTGAAAGTCCAAAATAAAAATGGTACGGTGCTCCAACGATAACGCTTTGATTTGGTAATCCATTTACAACACCGTTTGGTAAAATTTCTGGATTATCATTAGAATCAAAGTTTGTTATAAATCCAAAATTTTCAAGGTTATTTGATTTCCTAAAATATGGGTCTGTATTAAAATCTAAATCTTGATAAGTCTTACTAAAAAATCCACCATTTGATAAAACTTGTGTATTCCAGTTATTATCTTCTGTCCCAAAAATACTATTTGTTGGTCCTGTTATCCTCCATAAATAATGTGGTACATTTTGGTCGTGAGGATAACCATAATAACTATAAACACCACCACAATTATAACTTAAAGCTTCAATACCAGGTGATAATTTTCTTCTATAACTATAATCTTCAGTAGATGATGAAAAGAAAATACCAAATACAGGTTTTGCGTCTGGTGTTGCATCTGAACCAATGTATAAGAAATTATTTGGGTAATTTTCTTCAATGTATGGACTAACTCTCCATTCAGAATTTATTGATAATGCTTGTGCTATATCACCATCAATTCTTTCCGCTTTTCTAGAACTATTAAAAAATTGTACAATACCTTTACCTTCTGATGATCCACCACTTGGACTTCCGACTGGTATAATTTGGTCCCAAACTGAGGCATTAAGTAGTCTTGAAATGAAACTCATTTGTAATAAATCAGAATTATCTTGGTAAGACGTTGATTTTACTTGGTCAACAAGATATCCGTTAAAATCTGAATCATTACATATTTGACTAATAAACTTATCTCTAGGTCCCATATCCATTACTGTTGTTGGGAATTGAATTCTTTTTGCATTATATCCTAAACCTGGGAAATCATTTATTAATTGTGGTGGCCAAAACTGACTTGCTGGTGGTGATTCAACACCGATAAAATTATTACCATTCCAAGGTGAAGATCTATAATAAAAACCATTAGTTAATTCGTTATAAACTATAGTGTCTTGACAGTACTTATATTGTGGTTCATCAGGTTGTGCTAAATTAAATTTGGTTGCCTTATTAAATGTAAACATATATAAAACACCATTAACCCAGTTATTCTGAAATGTTTGAGAAAATACGCCTCTACAAGCTGCAAAATTCAATGTAAATCTTGTTTTCCATTCAAGTAATAATCTACCATCTTCTGGGAATTTTAATAAGAAAAGACCATCTTCGTTTTTATTTAAAAGACAATAACAACCTCTTATCATCCTATCTGCTGGTATTTCACAATTAGGATTAATACTTATGTTAGTTCCGCTACCTTGGTAACATTCTAAAGGTCTCATATTTTCACAACTTAATGTTGATGTTAAACCTTGTACAAATTCTGACTCATCATAGACAGCTTGACCAGCCGATGGGTCTGGAGCTAAAGCTATTGTTGGTGATGATTGACCTTGTGCACCAAAATATTGGAAATTAGTATTTTGATGTAGTGCATAACTTGTTTCTCCATAATTTTCTTCGGTTCTAGTTGAGGTTGGTAATCTATCACTTCTCATAACAAGGTATTGTGGTTGTCCAGGTGTTTGGTCAACAGTAAATTGTATTGGTGCCGGATTGTACTTATAGTAAGCAGGTGAATATACTGCATATTTTGTAAGTCCTACAGAATATTGGTCGTTATTATTAGGAAAAGTTTGAGTCATAGCTTGATATATCCAACCGGCAGATGAATTAGATGCCGTAAAAGAACCACCAGCAAAATAATAATTTAAAGTAGATTGTAATAAAGTTACGTGATTTGGTGTATTTGTTGCGTCAAATATTGTTGGTAAAACCAATGCTCTCCCGGTTGAATTGCTTAGTATTACATCTTGGTTTGGACTTAACAAAGATATTGTTTGGAAAGTCGCCAATGGTGATGGTTTGTAACCACTAGCTATTGACTCATCTGGACATAAATAATAAAAAGGTAAAGTTGACGTAAAACCAGTAAATTCGTTACAAGTAACACCACTTACAATATAAGTTTCACCAATTCTAAAATTAAACGGTTCAAAAAATAAATTATTAGATGGTAAATCATTTTGTGTTATTAAGTGTGATATCGGTTTAACACCTGTTGCTTGTATTGGTATGTTCAAATAATATTCACCCTCAACAATTGGTCCTTGTCCAAATGATTTACCAAAAATTTTAGATAAATCGTATTTATTTTTTTGTTTTGGTGAATGTGGGTCAACACCTCTAGTAATGATTAAAACTTCTAAATTACCAAATTGGGGAATATCTTCAACAATGTTGTTAAAAGTAGAATACTGGTAATTATTTGCTGGTGGTGGTGCTTGTGTTAAATTACAATTACCGTTTTGATAAACAAAAACAGCATCGTGTTTTAGATATTTACTTGGGAAGTAATTTGCGTTTGTAAAACTTGCAAGTGAATTAAATTGATTGTATGTATATCCGGAAATTAACTGGAAGTATTCTAAATCTATGTTGTACTGTAAATAATTTTCACTTTCACCAGAATAGAATAGTTCATATTGTACTGATTGGGAGTTGGTTGGTGTTGTTGGGTTTGCATAACTTAAATTTGTAATACTAATACCAGTTGATGTAAAACCGGTAACGGCATTATTTCCAAATTGATTTTCACCAAAATTATTACCATCGTGAAAAGTAGCACCACTTAAATTTGGATTACATAATGAAATTACTCCGTCTTGGAATGTAAATAATTTACCGTTACCGATTTGACTTGCAGTTCCAGCTTTTGCTAGTATTACCAATACTTGGTCATTATGTTTTGTATTTTGATTGTTTGTGCTTGTTGTGTTAAAGGTAGCTTCAATTTGGTTTACACCGTCAAAATACTTTTGTCTTAAATTAAATTCATTTAATTTTTGTGAATATGTTTCTGTATATGGTTTTGCAAAAAATCTCCAAGCGTTGCCACTATATTCTTGTGCCGATAATAAGAAATGATTTGGTGCATGTAGAAATGTTTTATCTGGAACACCATAATAATCATTTCCAACATCAAGTGATTCACTACCGCTTAATAATCTTTGATACCCAAGAGTTGCGGCAATAATAACATTTGTGTCTATCCATTGTTCTCCGATTGAATAACTTAAGGATTTGTGGCCACAAAAGGGTATATTCCAAGCTAACGATGAATTACAATTAAATGGTGGGACTGTACAACTAAGACCATTATAATAGTAAAACCCACCAGTTGGTTCATCTTGTGGGTCATTTTGACTTACGTTTGGATGTGAGAGTGTTGGGTATGAAGATGGTAGATTAATTGGTGCAATAAAAGAATTATCCGTTATTGCTGTTGTTGGTATTCCTTCTGGTAAATTTGAACCGTCAACTTGTGATTGAGCATCAGATATTCCTTGATTAACACTAGACTCAGTTATATTATTTGCTTCTGAAAAATCAGCATTACCACATTCACAGTCACAAGATGAACAGTCTGGATATGATAACATTGGTAACCCAAGTCTTGGGAAGTTATCAATATTTATCAAATATTTTAAAGTAAAAGCAATAAAAGCAAGTCCGGCTGCAACCATAAATATGACTTTCACACCTTGTTTTATAATTTGTAAAATTGTTGCAACAGAAATTACTGGACCACCTAAGTTTGCATCACCTATTGATGCTATGTAGTAATATAAATCAATTGCCGAATCAACACCAAGATATGTTATGTATCCACCCAAAAATACTAACAAGTATTTAAGTACTGGCCATATAAACGCAATTAAATGTGCGATAAACAATAATGGTATAAAAACAAGAGGTGTTAATATTGAAAGAAAAAGATTAAAAACAAAAAATAAGAAATCAAAATTCCTTACAATATCATTTACTGGAAATGTGTTTGTTTCAGACTTACAAGTTCTACTATCAATTTCTTTTATCCCTAAATGTTTTGCTCTTCCAAGACCTCTTTTATAACGATCAAGAAACATTGCTGTAGTATATACTTTATTATAGTGAAATTCATAAAAAGTATCTTCACAATTTATTGCTGCTTGTGAATCTGCGTAGTCGTCCCAATCTAAACTAAATGAATATGATTTTAGTAAATCAAAATATTCTTGATTAAAAAACTTATAAACAATGTCTGATGGTTGATTTGGGTCCTCTGGAACCAAAGTTACATTTATAAAATCATTTGGTGTTTGTGTTGATATCACTTGTGTGTCACCATAATATGGTGTCCAAGGTCCACCAATACTTGGTCCTACTTCAACAGAATAACTTGATACGTTTACAACTTCTTTAAAAACTAAACCACTATTTCCAAGTGGACCAAATATAATATTTGTTCCTTGTCCGGGTTGTATTGTTCCGGTAATTAATTGTACAGTACCGTTTTTAAGTGGATCACTATTGTATGTTGATGCTGTCCATCCGTGTTCTTTTACATTTGGAACAAAAAAGTTTGCTCTTTGAAACTCGTTTTGTAGTCCACCTTCGTTTTCCCACTTAAATTTAAACCTATATCTTGCTTTTGTTGGAATACCAACTTTTGGGTCATTTGAAATTGCAGATTCACCAAATTCATTTGTATAAACATAATCTAAGTTCATTGGTAAATTAACCAAATATGAACCATCACCATCTATTACTTTTCCGTCATTTGGTAATTTAAATTCTTCAAGTATTGGAAGTCCTAACTGGTCAACATTTATTGTTTGTCTTATTGATAATATTTGTCCTGGCCCTGCAATTAATTCACAAAGATTTCCTGTATTATTTTTTGGTTTACAACTTACTCTTAACGCATCGTCATCAGTTGTTGATATTATAGAACCAAGAAAGACTGCTTTTGGTTCAATACTTATATTTGCTTCACTTAAATCAAAGTCAACTCTTGTAATACCTAATTGGCAAACGTCTGTATCACCCCATAATGGTGAAATATCAATAATTTTATTTAATGTTTTTATCTGTGGAAGTTCATTTAAATTTGTAGAAGACTTAAATGTATTTCCATCAACTTGATTTTCTGTGGCAATTCCATTCTGGATTAAGTCTTGTGGTGTTAGTGAAAAACAACCAATATCCGACAAATCAACGTCCAAAAATACAGTCTGGGTTCCTAAAGGAATCCCAAAAATCATATAGTCACCACTTTCATTTGTTTTAGTTGTGAACTTATAATATTTGTCGTATACCTCAATATAAGATTGGTCTAATAAAACTTCTTCTTTTGTTGGAAAAGTTCCAGTTGCTGCGTGACCTTCATATGAAGGTAGTTTAGGTAATAGATTATATCTATAACCGTCGTCACTTACATCAGATAAACTTTGGTAAGGGTATAATTCAGTTATTACAGGGTTATTTTCATCTTCTGGTTGTAACGGTATGAAAATAGAAACCCTTGCATTTGGTAATCCAAAACCACCATTAACAAATACACGACCAACAATAACACCATAGTCAGAACATTGTCTGCTATAAACCTCACTCTGTAATATTTTAAGAGAAAGTATGTTAATTTGGTCAAAATCTTGGTCCAGATTAATTTTAACTGATTTGTCGACCCCAACCTGGGTTCTTATTCTATATGATTTTGGCATTAAATTTCTTCTTTTTTGATAAATAGTTTATTTCCTATTTTCAAAAAATAATCCTTTTATAAAAAAAATAAATTATCAAGAAAAGTTAATACCCTTAAAGTTAAGAACTCTTACATTAATATCCTTATTTGGGAACCTAATTTGGTACATTTGGGTTGGTTCTGCAAATATGGTATCGGCAATTAATTCTATTTGTCTTGTTGCTGGGTCAACATATCTTTGTGATGTTTGTGATGACGAGTACTGACCACCAACTTTATTAAAGAATTGTACATCAGATATACTAATAACACCATCTAAATTTTGGATTCGTTTTCTAATTTCAGAAATATACACATTTTCACCCATTTGTCTATTAGCTGGTGAAAAATATTGTGTTATTATATCTATAATTTGTGTAACAATTGTTCCTTGATTTTGGCTTGCATCTAAAACAACATCAACATTTGTGCTTAAATCAATAACATTAGCACTTTCAACAGAAATATAATCGTTAATCATTCTGTAATTTGATAAGTAATTAGCAATATTCTGTTTTAGTGTGTTGGATGTTATTTCAGTTAATTTTCCATCACTATCATAAGATAATAATTTAATCTTAATTTTATTATTTTCTTCTGTGATTGTAACTTTAGCGGGTGCACCAAATTGTGATGGCATTGTTCTAATTATTGATTCGTAGTCATTGATTGTAACAGCTCTATTTTGTGCTGAAAAGTTAAATGAAACCATTTGTCTAACTTCTTCTGTTGATGGATTGTCTGCACCACCAATTGCCGCTGTAACGTTATTACATCGTAAAGAATTAATAACACTTCTATTAACATTATCTGATGGACCATTAACAGCAAAATTAACAGTTCCAATTTGACTTATTACATTTATACCTAAATTTGTATTACTACCACCACCAACTCTATATTGTATAAACATTGTTGTGTTAGGTTTTAATGCACTGCCTAATGTTAGGTTGTTTGTATATTTTGAAAGGTCAAACGAAAGACCATCTCTTGCAAATTCTCTTAACTGGTCTTCAGCTGAGGTATTACCACCACCAAACGTCATTTTAAAGAATCCTTCTGGTGTATATTCGGTTATAAACTTATCTGTTGTTGTAACATATTTTCCAACTTTAATACCTGGACTATCAGATGTTTTTGTTGGGTCTTCAATAAAAACTCTATCTTCCATTAAGGCTTGAACTTCATACCATCTATTACTTTGACCGAGAAATTCTTGGGTGGGTGGTATTGTTACATATTGTGTTCCTTCTTTTATTAGTACACTTGTTATACCTAATACATTTTTTTCTGGTAAGAATAATTCATAAAAAGGTCTAACATCATTAGGTGTAACAACTTTTTTAAATACTTTTGTAACACCATTAACAACAACTTCACGTTTAATAATTGTGTAGTTTATTATTTTTCCGTTTGAATCGAAATTAGGTATTTTTAATCTATTTGGTGAACCTTCGGCGTTTACTGCCGCTGAAAAATCAATATCATAAACAGTTTCAAATGGTTGTCCGGCACCAAGAACTTGAGCACCTCTTCTTAATATACCACAATAACTTAAATTTTCTTTATCACCAAAGGCTGGTACTGTAATTGAGAAATCTACTAAAGAGACTGAAGGTCTTTGTCCTGGAATTTTTAACCCATAAGTTCTTGCGATATTAAAAACTGAAGATCTTTGTTGAGCATATTGTAAAACAGTTTCTTGAATACTTCTATCAATATGAAATTGTAGGTTGTCTGTAACCGCAGCATTTAAATCCAAAAATACCGAAAAAATACCGGCATCGTTAAAGTTTTGTACAAGGTCTGGATAATACTGTCTAGTAAAATTAATAAGTTCGGTTCTTATTCCTTGAAAGTCCCTTGTTGTGTACGATATTTTCTTTTCTGCCATTTTTTTTAAATATTAAGTATTACAAAATCACTTGATTCAAAAGCACTATTTGTAACTTTATAATCAATTTTTACTCTTGCTGTATATTCTTTTTGTGATAATCCGGGTACACGATATTCTCTTTGTCCTTCTGAGTTAATATATGTTGCTCCTGGGTCCTCTAAATCAGCTGTTGCTTCTTTTATTTCAATATTTGTAACCAGTACTCCTGGCATATATCTTCCAACACTTTCTCTAATTTCAGATTCAACATCAGAAAAAGTAGGACCATCTAATGGTTCAAAAATAAATTCATATAATCTTGTCCCAAAATCGGGTAAAAAGTATCTAGTTCCTTTCCTTGTTAAAAGTAGGTGTATTAAATTACTTCTTATTTCATCATCAGCAGTTGGTGTAACACCAAGATACTTACCAAGTGATGATTGTTCAAAAGGAAATGCTAAACCATATGTTGTACCGTATGCCATATAACATAAATATACATTATAGTAATTTTGAATAAATAATTAAAATCTTAAATAAGATTTGTGTTATTCTAACTTATCTTTGTATTTTTTAAAAAATTCTAGTGGAATATTTTCGTGTAGTTTACTTGTTTTAGTTAAAACTCCATTTTTTTCCATAGCAGTAAGTACTGATTTAATAGATGGATAGGTACCCCAATTTCCACTATTTGATAACGAATAAACATTAGATGGTAACTTTGTGTATACTTTTGATGAAGATGGATCAATAAGACCAATAAAATCATAGTCTTTTATATTATTATCTATTTCTTTCCAGACCAATCTTCCTCCAGCTGAAAATCCCATAATTTTTGTTACGTTTTTAGTATCTTTAAGTTTTTCTAATTTTGAACCTTCATTGTAGTTTATAAATTCAACATTTTTTGTTGATAATCCGGCATTTTCCCATTGTGATTTCATCCAATTACCTGTTGCATAACTTATACCACCAATAACTACTGTCGTACCACCGCTTTCTGTTTTTGTTTTCTTTTCGTCTTTTTTTTCTTTAGTATCTTTTTCTTCTTTATCTTTACCGATTTTTACGTCTTTTTTAATATCTTCGATTTTATTTTTAATTTCCTTACCTGTTGGTACTTCATCAATCTTAATATCATCTTTTTTATCAAAATCAACACCCGTTAGGTCTTTAAAAACTTCTTTGGTTTTACCTTTAACAGTTTCATATGAAGATTTAACAAAATCTAAAGCGTCGTCATACCAAGCTTCATTTAATGTACCATTATCTGTATATCTTTCAATAATTCTTTTTAATTGACTTTCAGTTATTTTGATTTTCATAATGCTTTTATTTTATAAATATGGTGATAAAAAAAAATCACTAATTTCTTAGTGATTCTTTTAAGTTTGTATTACCTTTTTCGTAAAGTGGTTCGTATGGGCAGTGCTTACAATTATTTCCACAACATTTACCTCGTTTCATATGGAAAGATTCTGTCATAACTATATTACCATTTTTATCCTTATAAAAGTCAGGTTCAGGAGCTTTTTTAGTTGTCTCCTGAACATATAACTGTTGTACCCAATCTTTTGATGCGTTTACCGTCATAACTTATATAATTTCGCAAGCACCTCCGGCACAAGCGGCCTCGCCTCTTAAATCGGTATTATCTTGTAGTTCAATTACTTTTGTAAGATCAACGTTCTTTAATGTTGCCGATAATCTTTCAAAGTCTTCTTTTTTACAATCTTCAAATGGTGCCTGTGTGTAAGTTCCTCCGTTAAAAGGCAAAACAGATAGTCCATTATAGAATTTTCTGTTTTTCCACATCCAGTCACCTACTAAGTCCCACTCATCTTCTTTAATTGAAACTGTTGCTGAAACGTTGTGTGAATTTTGTCCACCTCTATGTCCAGGTCTAATCCACTCTTGAGATACTTTTTTAACTCGTTCTAACATTTGAAATACAGACTCATACCTTAGAATTGATCCTTCTGGTGACATTTGTGGTATTGTGATTACTGCTGTGTCGTGAGGTCTAAAATACTCATCCTCAACTAATTCTGGATGATTAATCGCAAGATATGAATAAATTGCTTCATTTTTTCCAACTCTAATTCTTCTTAAATAATAGTCATTATGCCAAGCGTGAATACCAGATGATGTACCTAAAACCAATGATGATGTACCAGATGGTTTAACGGTTGTTGTACGGGCAGCTTTATTAATCCCAATTAAATTTGCAACTCTTTCGTTTTCTTCTTTAACAGCTTCAGCCGCTGCTTTCATATCATAACCTAATACAACACCAGAACCAATACCAGTCATTCCAACACCAATAAGTGCGTCTTTTTCAGTTGTTCTTTTCCACACATCTCTCAAATAATGGAAGTCTGTATATCCAGCTTGTAATGTTCCGATGAATGCGGCCCCTTTAACTCTTTTTTCAAAATCTTCTTGTGAGTCAATATCTGAGGCATTAACCTCACATAGATTACAGAATTGGTATGGACGTAAACCGATTTCACAACAAGGATTTGTTCCCCAATCTTTATCGTTTGATAAATAAATCCCTGGTTCACCAGCTCCAGATAACTCAATTCTTTTCCAAAGACTCATAAAATATTCTTGTGTTATTTTATGTCTTAATAGAACTGCTGAATTATTTGCACGACCTCTTTGTGGGTTTGATTCCCACCAATTTCCAGATTTACAAGAAATCATTTCATCATCATCAGCCGAGAATAATGAAATAAGAGCTGCTCTTCTGATTCCACCCGCTAATACGGCGTCAGCAATATGACATACAATGTCGTGAGTTTCAATTGGTGTTAATTTATCACCATCGTTTTTGTTTTCCAACACTTTTGTAATATGGTGAATACAATCTTTTAATGGTTGAGGTCCTGGTGCTTTTCCACCAGACGTTACAAGGTTTGCACCTTTTTGTCTAATATCTGAAAAATCAAATATTGGTGTTGATGCTTTGTATCCAAAATAAGACTCCATCAATACTTTAATTGCGTCAGCCCATCCTTCAATAGAATCACCAATTAAGTATCTTCTTGTTCTTGTTGGATTTGGTTTTTTAATTTCTGGTAGTTTATCTACGTGATGTCTTTGAACTGAAAACCCTACTCCAGTTCCACCTAATAACAAAAACATTGTTTCTGAAAATGCGTCTGTGTGGTCTATTGGTAAATAAGCACAGTTATAAACTCTGTTTGGTGAAATCTCAATTGGTTTACCACCAAATTGTAATGATCTCATAGATGGAAGAATTTTTTTATCGTATACCATTTTATATACTTCTTCTATCTGGTCTTTAATGTTTGGGTATTTTTTTTGGTGCATTTCTTTATTTCTTGTCACCAATTCTTCCCAAGTTTCCCTTCTATTTAGTTCAGGGACAAATTTAGCGTATTTCATATACACCGTAATATCGCTCAATATTTTTTGTGAAATATTCATTTTTTACAAATTTAATTATTTTATTTAAGATTTTTGTTTTTCTTGTTCTTTTTGTTGTCTTTTTTCCAACAATTCTTTGACTCTCTGTCTTTGTCTTTCTTCTTTTTGTTCTTCTAAACCTAAGAATGTGGTTGTGGATTCTGTGTCTATTTCAATCATCGCATTATCAAATTTACAATTTTCAAACACCACACCATCATCTCCAATACGAGACTTGGTAATTGCTATTGTGGCTAATTTCATTTCTTTTTGTTGTAATGTCTTTGCTACTGAAATAATAACGTGTCCTACTTGTGCTTTCTTAATCGAACCACCCATTTGGTCTGTTGTAACAACTTCCGATGAAATAGAAGCTCTATTTCCCTGTGTTGCCGTCCAACCAGCAATGTTTAATTCGTGACACATAGCTTCAAATCCTCTCATTACCGAACCTTCACTCTTCCATTCATCACCTAGGTTTTTATCTGGAACAACACAATCAATGTAATCTAAAACAACCATATCTATTTTAATACCATCCGCAATCATCTTTCTAATTTCATTCTTAATTTGCAACATAGTCTTTGTATCAGACGGTAGTTTCTTTAAGATTAACTCATTTGGCATTGTTTCCTTGATTTCGTTTACCTTAGTCATCACCTCATCCTTTTTTTCTGACAATTCGTCAGGGTGAATCTTTGTCCAGAGAGTAAAATGTTTTCTCTGTATCACTTTTGGGTTGTCTTCAAAAAATACTTGAAGAACGTTAAATCCTAGGTTAAATGCGTGGTTTGAAATCTTTGTAAGAATGGTTGATTTACCTACACCAGTTGGTGCAAGTATTACACCGATTTCTCCTTTCGCTAATCCTCCTTTCAATAGTCTATCAATTCCTGGTATTCCCATTGGAATTGGGTGTCTATAGTCATCATCCAAGACTTGGTCTAGGTTTGAAAAGACATCTAACATTGATGTGTCTTTTGAACCAACAAGTAATGCGTCTCTTACCAATTCTTCTAGGGTATCATAGTTTTCAAACTCACCCCCGTCTATAATCTTTTGAGCCTTTTTCATAACCTTCTGTAACTCTTGTTGTTTACAGAATTTAAGTGCCTTTTCTTGTACGAAATCCACTCCGTCGATAGGTGCAGACTTGATTTTCTTAACTGTATCAAGTACAACCTTAACGGCAGTTTCTTGTTGCAATTCGGATTTTGCGACTTGTTCTAATGTGTCAAATGATGGTGTATGGTCATACTTTTTATAGTATTCTTTTATCATTTGAATGATGATTTTGAAATACTTGTTTTCAAAATAATTGTTCTCTATTACGTCAATAATCGAATGTGAAAAGTCTTTGTCTACAATGATTTGATTAAGTAATTGTATTTGAAAATTGTTACCAAGATATTCAAAGTTTTTGTTTGTCGCCATAATTTTTTCTTTTATCAGTAAAGATAAATACTATTAGTTTTGAATAAATTGTGGATAAAAATAATTAAATTTTCTACCTGAAAAAATGTCAGTAAGTTCAGATAATATGCTTTTCAGCCTTGGGCGTAGGTCTACGGTATATCTTACCTTTGGTGGGTATACTTTTGCGTCAAATGTCCTCTGACAAATTGTCATGTTCTCAACCTTAATATAAAGGTTAAAATTTTCTTGTCCTTCTGTAATTGAGGTGTTTAATACGTCCGGATTTTCCATAATCTCATACTGGTTTTCCATCATATAAACAACTGATCTCATTTTTAAATCATATTGTAATCCATTACAAAATGATTTAATGTAGTCGTAAAATTGTTCAGACTTATGTGCGTTTTTATTAAATCCTTTAACATTAAAGAATCTTTGTACAACGATGTTATCATTACACATAAGAAGAAATTCTACTTTTGTTACGTCTTGATCTTTCATTTTTTTACTTTTTTGTTTTGTTTCTAAAATTTGTTTTTTCTTTTCTTGATAGTTTTAAAAATGGTTTTAAAAAATTTACCCAAGCTTCGTCACCCTTTGGGAGAAATTTGAAGAACCCGTCGTCCATCATCATTCTTATTAGGTTTCTATGTCCTCTTCCATCTGGATCCA